AATTTGCATCAGTTGTAGAAATATCATAAGTTTTGCCAGCTTCTAAACCAACGCCACTAGCACAAACATTTTTAAGACACTTAATTTTCATAAAAAAAAAGGGGGTGTAATACCCCCTATATTAGACTATTTATGTGGTTACGTCTAAGATCGCTGCGAATGACTGAGCATGACGAACAGCAACATCAAAAGCAACTACACCCTTAACAGATGTTAAGTTTTTAGCGAAGTCATCGGAATCTTCACCAACAGTTATTTCAATACCAGATCCAAAGAATCCTAATATTGCTTGTGAGAAGTCACCCATAAGAACAGCCGAACATTCACCGCTTGTACTACCTTTTGTGAGGTTAGATGGCACTTGGTTTGTCATCGCCAAAGGATAACCATTTACATTTAGTGGTGTACCGCCTCTACCAATCGCTGTAAGATCAGTATTAACTAAGAATGCACCATCAGTAGAACTAGATCCACCTGCCCTAAGTTTCTTTAATGCTCCGATCACTTTAGCGTTAGTAACGTAAGCGATATTATCAGCATTAACACCAGCGTTATCTTCCATAATCGCTGTTTCAAG